ATGCACGCAGTTACCGCGCAGCACGGCAGCAGAGACGCCAGCAATGCCAGTCGCGGCATCGGCTTGAGAACGGACATCGATCGTACCTTTCTGGACTTGTACGTCCACCTCGACGCGTTGCCGCGTCGCATCGTTGACGACAGGGAGGGCTTTGGTGGCAATGTCGGCGGTGGCGTTGCCCATGGTCGCATCGACCTTGGACTGGGCGGCGGCCTGTTGCAGATGCATCGGGCGCACGAACACCCACCAACAGGCAAAGCCGATCGCGACCGCAATGGCGAGCCCGAATATCACGCGGAAAACCCAGCCCATGGCGCGCACCTGTGGCAACGCAGCCTCGGCCACTTGCTCAGCCTCGGTCATGATGTTCACGTCCCTGTCTCCTGATTGGATCCGGGCGTCTGCGCGGCTAGCGCGGTAGCCGCACCAACTGCCGCTGCCTGAGCGATGTGCTGGTCGGAAATCTCGAATGAGCTACCGGCAAAGCTCCCCTTGATCGTGCGCTTGATCAGGAGCCCGGCGAAGCCGGTCAGCACGATCGCGATCAGGATCAGAGCGCCCACCCCGAGATAGAACGCCAGTGTCGGCCGCTCTCGTACAATCCAGAGAGCGAAAGCGGCATAGGCCGTCATGGCGACGCCGCCGAGCGCCATGAACAGCAGTGCCGCCCCTCTGCGACCCTCAGGGTCCCGAAGCACGTTCGCGGCGCGCCATGGCGCTCCCAGCGCGCGCCAGCACGCCGCGCCAATCGCGCGGATCATGCCACCACCTCAAGATCACGGTCCCCGCTTTGCCAGATGCGCAGCCGCACCGGGCGCGGCAGGATGATGCAGCCCTGGCTGGCATTGCCAGGGTCGCGGATACTGTCGCCATGGATGCGGAACCCACCGCGTCCCGTGCTATCCTCGCGATCGTCGTTTGGCGTCGCATCAACGGCGTGCAGCGTGATGGTCAACGGCCCGGTGTTCGGACTGTCGGCGATCGACACGATTTTCCATTTGCCGCGCGGGATCGGGCCGATGCCCACCGCCGCCTGCATCGACGGGCTGTTCTTGCCATTGCCTTTGCCCGAATAGCCGTTGCTGATGAATTGGCCGTCGCGCGACAATTCGCCGGCCGATTGGTCCCATCGCCATGTCATGCTGCTTTCCTTTCAATGCGGGCCAGCAGGTCCGCGAGTTCGTCGGGGGTTTCGTCATCAACCGGGAAAGTCTGCCGCAGGATCTTAGCCACGGTTTGCAGCGACGGGCTGGACGGGTTGGTGCGATGCACCTCGTCCAGCAGGATCATAACGACGCTATTGTTGCGCTGGACGAGGAAGCGCAGCCGGTCGATCTGCGCGCCATGCGCCATGTCGCGCGCCTTGCACTCGGTCATAAGAGCGTTGACCTTGTTCCAGACAAAGCCGATGCCGCCGCCGAAGAGCGTCAGTACGCCGACCGAAGCGGTGAGCAGAGCGGCCCAATCACTCACAGATATGCTCCCACCAGCGGCTTTTGCATCGTGGTCAGCTCATCAAGAATGCAAGGCATTGCAGCGGAGATTATTGCGGATCGATATGCTAAATCTTCAGTCGCACCGGATACGGCAGGGAATATCCGCAAACTGTTTTCGTCGTCGCGTTGCACCCAGCCGCCTGCATCGCTAACCGCAGGAGAAACTATCGTGTCATTGCCCGCGTCCAAAACCCGCGTCCTAACATAAATGGGCAACAGGTCATCACCTACATCAATGCGCAATAATCGGTCTGTTGTGGGCAAAGACCAGCCATCAAGAGATGCTGGGAGAATGCCCTCTGCAACAGATACCATAGCCCGTTTCGCTGCGATGCTTTTAAGCATTGCTATTGCTGCATCAGACATAATTTGCTCCCGATAATGTTCCCTCGCCGTTGACACGAACTGAATATGTTCCAGATGCCATAGATAGCGTCAACGTATTACCACTTCTATTATAAGTGCGGGCTACTGGTACATTAGCAGCGTTCCAGCTATCGATTACTTTTATTCCAACACCCGATACCTTTACTTCGTCAGAGAAATACCGGCTACCATCTCCATTATCGCTTCCATTGACGGTAACTCTAAACACGTCGGATGTGGTGCCCTTTGGCGTCACATCGAGGATCGCGACGGGGGCCACAGTAACCATGGTTGGACCTTGGAATACCTTCCACCAGCCAGGCACAGCGGGCGATGCACCGCCTCCAGATAGACCGCCGCCATAATGATCGTAGGGCGCTCCTTTGAACGACTGAGCGCCACCAGCGAATGTAATTGTTGCCCCAGCGGCGCTGACACCCGCGTAACGGATCGTCTGCACGTTGGTCTGGGCGAATATGGTGCTTCCGTGTGTATTAGCTGTCGCCGGGGTGACTGCCGATGCGACAAGATCGATCTGATCCGCATCATGGCCGTGCGTACCTGTGCCGCATTCGATCCCGCTGGATAGGGATGCCGTTGCATTATTGGCAGCACCATAGTTACTGATTTTAGATGGCCGAAGGGTGCAATGAATACTTCCGGCGAAAGATACACCATTGTACCGCGCTGCTGAAATATTAACAGACAAGATGCTATCGACGGAATTGATGCAATGTCCAGCGCCACGGCCACCAACACTTCCAAGACCAGCCAATTCGATCGGATGCAGCGCAGCGATATCCTCCTTTCCGGACGCAATATTGCCAACGCATGACCAACTATCCCAGATTTCAAGGACGGCAGCGCGATTGTTTTCGCCTGATGCGGTCGCCTTCGACACTCCGCAACCGAAAAGCGTGGCCAACTCTTGGTTGGCTCCAAAACCGGTTATATCGATCGTGTTACTTTGTCCACGTAACGTCTTGTCGATAGTCCCCGCATTGTACTGTGCGACAAGATCGCGTCCTTGCCAGTCGCCCGCATGACAAGCGCCTTGTCCGGGCGCATTCTCCGAATGGCCAAGGATCGTAAAATTGTTGCAAAGGTACGTCGAATAGTGTCCTGCACCGCCGGTAACGTCAGAGCTCGCGCCGCCCGCAGGCAGGGAATTTCTGAACAAGTTGCGCGAGCCGAACACGCCTCCATCACAAAAAGCCGCGCGCAAGCCGAAGCCGAAGACCTCAAACGAAGCTACGAACCCTGCTCCAGTAGGATCGAGCGGAGCCGGACGCGGGCACTGTCCGACATCAATGGCGATATTCCCATCGGCATTGAACATGCCGCCCTGCACGCGGCCTCCCGCTCCGCAGTTAGCAAATAGACCATCGTCGATTTGAGTGTAGTTTCCGCCAGCGAAATCGAACACTGGGCGATAGTGGTAGCTGCGCGTATAGCCAGTTGCAGCATGGCGACGAATAATTATTCGGTCATACCCGGTGGCAGTGAAACGCCCGCCCGTCTGACCCACTGGGTTGAATACAGACAAGCCGAAGTCAATTTCCAACGTGCCGGTTCCAGCAAATGACAGATCAACTACGGACCAGTGCAGGGGGATGCCGTTCGAAGTGAGGCGGACCTTTTTGCCTGTCGCTAGCGCGGCAATACCAGCTTGCACCCAGTTATTGATTTTCAGAGTCGCATCGGCTTCCGTGCCAGTGACAAAATAACGCTGGATCGGAATTTCGATGGTGTCATCAAGGACATCTTGCAGAGACCGACCATCCGCCGTGCCCGTCAACATCGCACCTTGAGCGCTGGCGATATCGGTGCGCAATGCAGGGTCTGCGCCACCTCCCTCCAACGCCAAAGGCACAGCCGGATCTGCCCCAAAGCCGATAAACTTCCCCGCGCGATCGGCCGCGATGGGCAAATTGCTGATTACCTCTCCCACTGGCGCGGTCAACGCGCGCCGGTTTACGTCGGCTAGCTGCGCGTCTTGTTCCTGACCGATCAGCATTTGCCGATCGAGCGCCTCCTCGTGGCTTTTGGCGGGGAAGACGCCGCCATTTGTATACTGCATCGGCTGTATCCGCGTCGTCGCGCGCGCAATCTTCAGCGATGCGCCATTGGTCGCGACCGAGCGTACGAGCGTGCCCCCCGCATCGGTGCTCCCGCCCGTGACGGTATAGTCCGTGCCCAGCACCAATACCGTCTCGATGCCATCGGCGATCCGCGACACGATCAGGTCGGTCGCGGCCTTGAAGCGGAAGGGCACCGCGAAACTCGTCGTTACCCCGTTTTCGACATAGGTGACGGTGGATGGAAGCGCGGCGACGGTCATTGCGGGGCCCCTTGGTTGCCGAGAGCATTTTCGAAATCGGGCGCGCGTCCGGGTGCCGTCTCACCCGGAGCCCACCAGAAATGGGTGCGCTGGTCATCGGCGCGCTTCTGCATACGCTGCCATGACTGGCGGTAATTGGGGTCGATCTGCTCCTGGATCTGGTCCATCACCATGCGATCGAACGCGGTGCGCAGATACCAGGTGCTGCCGCCGGGGATTTCCGATCGCGCCAGGCTCGCAGCCGCCCATGCGGGGTGCTGCGACCCGATGACGTCAAAGACACCCTGCCCATCTTGGAACATCGGCCCCGCCAGCGAGCCCAGAAACCCGCCGCCGAAACGGTTCTGCGACGACTGGAGGAAATCGCCGAAGATGCCGAAGCCGCCGCCTTGCAGGACCGCCGCACCCCAAAATGCCTGGGCATCGGTCGGAGCGGGACGCTTCCCTTCGCCGCTTCGCCACCGAATGAGTTGATCAAATTGCTTCTGGGTTGGCGAGACATCCACGGGCATCGGACGCGGATCCTTGCCAGCCGCCAACGCCTTCAACTGCAGCGCGAACGCGCCACCGATCGTCGAGGCGATGAACAGCCCGGCGGCGTACCGCGCGGCATTCCATTTGCCCTGTTCGGCCGCTTCCATGATGCGGCGCGACTGCATGATCATCATGCCGACGCCGAAGCCCTTGAACAACGCGGCGGAGCGAATGGCTTCGCCGATCCACGTGCCCTTGGGCGCGACGGAGTTCACCAGCGCGTGCGTGCGAATGTCGGGTGTCGGCACCGCAAAGTCGGTTTCGGAGAGGATCATCTCATACAGCTTGTCGCCAAGCGCATGGTCCGCAACATTGTTGGGCTTGATCCAGTCGGCCCCGCCATCGCGCTCGAGCGGCGTGGCACGGATCGCATCCCATCCCTCGGGCGTGATGCCATAGCGCTGCAGCGCGCGTTGGAATGGCCCGTCGAGATCGCCAAACACCTTGCCGCGTTCGCCGGTAATATGGCTGACGAAGGTCATCCCGACTGCCCAGCGACCGGCTTCGGTGAAGCGGTTGAGCCCGGTGACCCGCAGCGCCCCTTCGGCCAGGCGCTTGGCGACCTCGCTGGTCAGTTCCTCGCCCAGCACACGTTGCTGTCCACCCGCGCGCTTCGACCATTCTTCGGCGATGCCGGACAGGCGCACCGCCAATTCCTGATCGGCCTGCGCGCCGGGTCGAAACAGCTTCACATAATCGCGCAGCATTCCGGACGCCGGCAGGCCATTGAACTTGCGCGTCACCAGCCCGAAGGCCGGGTCGGTCGGCACCGCCGACAGCATCGCGCCGCCCAGCTTCGCAGCGGTCTGCAACGAACGCACCGCCGAAAAACTCAGCGCGATCGTGCGGTTTTCCGGTCGCCCGGCCGCGCCGGTAATCTCGTCATGGTAACGGTCGATCTGTTTGGTCGCAGCGAACGCGCGATCGGTCGCCTTGCTATCGGGCGCGCTGTCGAGCGCGGCGGATTTCTGGATCGTATCCTTGATCCAGCCGACCGTCGCATTCGGGTTTGGCCCGAGCACCTCCATCAATGCGATATCGCGCGACATCCCGTCGACATGGCCCATCATCGCATCGAACGCCGATCCGACGCCGAACTTGGCCTGATAGGCCATCCAGTCATCAGCCGATTTGAACACGAGGAAGCGGCTTTCGCCGAGCTGGTTGGCAAGGGCACCGCGCCCGCTGCCCTGCCCAGCGGTCCGCTTATTCCAGCCATCGGTGCGGATCGTCTCGAACACGTCGCGCAGCGCCAGATCCCATGCGCCATCCGAAAAGGGCATACCCGTGCGCTGGTCGATCATTCGGGTCCGATCGAGCCGGGGATCGATCTCCGCGCGCCACGCCTCGAACCCGGCCGCGCGCACCGCCCGCGTGTCATGCGCTTGCGGCAGGCCCCATTTTTCCAGCTTGCCGATCGATGCGCCTGCCGCATTGGCACGCGTGCGCAACATCTCCGATGTCCGCTCGAACGCATCGGACAATTGCCGCGCGCTCGCCGATCCGCTGTCCTCGCCGAAACGCTCGCGCACGAGCTGCTCCAGCCCGGCCTTGTCGCGCACTTCGCCCAGGACGCCCGTGTGATGCTTCGCCAGCACTTCGGACATCATCGCATGGCTGCGCGCCCGGATCGCGCGCCTGCGCCCCTCTACGCTCGAATACCCCGCCTTCGGGTCGGGCGCGAACATCGCCACCGCTGCCTTGGGGTCGATCGGCCCGCCGCCCCGACCGCCGCCATAGGTCTCCATATTCTTGAGCGCGCCCTTTTGCGCCTGCACCTGGGCAAGCGCCACGCGCCGCTTACGGATCGCCTCTGCCTCAAGCGCTTTCAACGTGGCGTCGGTTGCCATCGCAGCCGCCGCCTGGTCGCCAAACTGGCGGCGGAATTGCTGCTCAAGCTCCCCATAGAGCCCAGCCATTTCGCGGCCCTTTTCGGGCGTGATTTCCCCACGCTCGACCATGCCGGGGATGCAGCGGTCCAGGCTCATAGACAGTTCCTCGCCGCCTTGATTGCCGTATCATCCGCGTCGAGTTCGCGCAGCACGTCCTCTGCCGATCGCAGCGGGCCGCCTTCCTCCAGACGGAACATATTGCCCTGATCGACCGCATCGAACAGCGGCGCGCCGATCGTGCTTTCCTGATCCGTCTTGGCCCGGATCGGACTATCAGCCTTCAATTGGGCTCGCTGGCGTTCCCGCGCTGGGAAGTTGGGGTCGAGCGCTGCAGCATGTTGATCTCTACCTCGGCGTATTTCTGTAATCTCGTTACCAAAATGCACCCTCTCGCCATCCTTCCAGATCTCGACTGGAGTAAGGCCGACGGCGGGTTGTTTGAACGCCGCCACGACTGTGCGGCGCTCAAACCGACCAACATCTTTACCCTCGAGGTATTTGACACCCCACCGGCCATCGCTTGTCACGGCGATCGCAACCTTGGGCCCGCCTTGCGCCTGAAATTCAGCTAATTTTACAGCATCGCTAGCGCTGACATAAATCGTAGCCTGTGATCGTGGTTGCGGCCCTTGATCCTTCGCGCCGTGCTCTGGGTGAAACGACTTGTCCCGGGACGTGGAACCGTCCGAATGCACGAGATAGGTGGAACCTTTGGCGGTGGTGAAGGCAACGTCTTCGGCGATCTGAGCCTTAACGTCATGCGTCAGGCTTTCGGCAATCGCCTTTCCGGCCGGGCCGTTGGGATCGTCGAGGGATGGCCCCGGCGCTTCCGCCAGGACGGGGCCGTTTAGTCCGGCTTCTTCGCGAGCATCCGCTGCAGCGCCGCCAGGTTGCTCGCCGCGCGCGCGCCCTCCGCCCGCAAGTCCGCTGGAAATGCCGGATTGGTCGACGCCTCCTCCAGCGCCGTGATCGCGCGCTGCGAGAGTGTGTTCGAATTCGTCGGCGAGGTCGGCATAGCGCGTATTATCCGCTTCCTGTGCGAATGCGTCAAGGGCGTCGCGAGCATGTTCGTTCACCACGCGGGCAATCGCCGCTTCCGGTGTCAGCTCGCCACTCGCGACCCAATCCGCGGCGCGCAAATGCTCGACCGGGGTGAAGGCGATGCCATGTGTATCCAGCGTGTTCGCGATGGTTTCGCGCGCCGCCGCGAGCTGCGTTTGCCGCGCGCGTGCCACTTCGCGCGCGGTCGCGGTTTCCAGGTCGCCCCGCGCATAATGCGGTGTCGAAACGGCATGTTCGATCAACTGGAGCATATCGTCTTCGGTGATATGGTCTCCGCCCAGCTCGGGCGGGGCATCGTGGAAATATCCCGCCTCCGCTGCCAGCTCGCGCGCGCGGTCGATGCTCATGCCCTTGCTGCGGATCAGCACGCCACCACTCGGCGCGACGCGCGGCAGATTGCGGCCCTTGATCAGATCATGGCCCTCGTCGTTACGAATGCCGCCATGGTCCGCCAGGAAGCCGAGCAAATCGCGCGGCGCGGCATCCTGTTGCCGCGCGAAGACACCCGGCCGCCGCTGCCGCAACCCGATGCCCGGAAGATCGGCAATGGCGTTGAGCGCGGCCTTGACGGCGTCGCGTTCGATCCCCAGCCGCTCGGCCATGATTTCAGGCTTCAGGCTCTCGCGCGTTTGCGTGACATAGGCGCGCACGGCGTTGCGGATGTCCACATCGTTGGCGACCGGCGCATCCGGGAGATTGGTGCGTGGCGGGAGCGGTTGCGGCGTAGCGCCATCGCCATTCGCAATATTCCCGCCGTACGTCTGTGGATCGATGCCGCTGCGCTCCAGCGGGCCGATATCAGCCGCGCTTGCCATACGCGGTTCGGGGGGCAGGGCCTCGGGAGTATTTCCCATTGCTCGATCGCGCTCAAAGGCGGCAATGCGCGCCTCGGTTTCCGCGTCATCAATCGCACGTTGCGATGCCGCGATGGCATCCCCATCGCTGCTCACATCCGGTCGCAACGCGAGACGTTCATCTCCGCCGATCAATGCTGCCAGCTTGTCGACGCGGTTGTTCCAGCCGCGTCGAAACTTTTCCTTGCCCGGAACAGTGTTCGCCAGATGATTAAGATAGGTGCGGTATGCCTCGATCGCGCGTGCCGGATCACCGCCGCTTTCCCGCAGGATACGCTCTCCCGCACCGCCGATATATTGCGCATCAAAGGCGACCGCCGCCGTGCGGGGATCCACATGGTCAAATTCGGGCAGCCAATATTTACGATGCGCGATTGCCCGCGCTTCCGCTTCCGACAGATTGGCGACATCGACACCAGGGTTAAACTTCTGCGCGATGCCGAATTTGGTCGTTCCGCCATCTGCTTGCGAATAGTGGACGACGGCGTTGCCGCCTTCCAGATCATGCAACACAAATCCGATGACGCGGTCCGGTGTTAACGCCGTCGCTACGGTTTCTCGTGAAACAGTCTGTGAAACGGGGGAGCGCGGTGCGAGTGCGGGCGCGATGCCATCGGGATCGCCTGCCTGGGCGAGGGTCGCAAGCGCGGACTGTAGCCGGTCGGCATGAACGTCGCGCGCCGTTGGCGTGTCGACATAGGGGTTGATCGCGTCGATCTCGCTCTGCCGGTCGATCACGTGCAAGGCGGCTTGCTGGTCGGGCGTGCGCACTTCGGCTGGGACAGCCTTGCTGAAGGCCGCCGCAACCTCGCCATCGCTCACCTTGCCCAGATCGGCGGTGCGCAGTGCCAGCGGTGCCACGGTGCGCCCAACGGCTTGCCCGATGTCGGTCCCGGCAATGGCGCGGCCTGCCGCTCCAAGGGCCTTGCCACCCGCATCGAGCGCCTTGCCAGCAACGTGAAGGCCGCCGGGCAGCAATGCGCCGCCGATTGCTGCCGTACCGACATCGGTGACCATGTCGCCTACCGACATATGTTCACCCATCTCGGCTCGATTGTGCGAGATCACCGGAAGCTCTGCCGCCTCGGTCAAGGAGTTTACCAGCGCTTCGCGACCCATTGTCTGCAGGATCGTTTTTCCGCCGCCGCCTATTGGCAGCGTCATTGCGTTGATCGGGTCGGCGAGACCCGACACGACATCGCTTACAAAACCCAATGCGCCCTGCGTCCAACCAGATTGTCGACCAACGACATTCTGCGCGGTGTGCCGACGCTTCAGTTCCTCGGCGTGGACCCAATCCGAAAATTGCCTTGGATTAGCGGCTGGAACGTTAGCAAGGAAAGTAGGGTCGGCAGCACGCCGCTCAGCGATATCCCGCCATATCTTATTGCGGTCATATGGCGACGGATCGTCCATAGGCGCGCTCGGGTTCTGATAGGGGCTCGTATGCAGCAAATTGTCCAGAAGCGAGTACGCTCTGGGCCCACGCAGAGCTTCAACAATTGGCTTGTAAGCCTCATCCTCCGCCGTCTTTGGTGCCTGGAGGTCATCCTGTCGGGATAGCGTCCAATGCGCTCCCATGATCTCGCTGGCCGATACCGGCGCATCGGGAGACTTCGGCGCGAGTTCGACGACGGGCGCATCGGAGATGAAAGGGCCGCGCTGGTCGGTCACTTGAGGTACTTCCGGCCAAGATACCCCAGGTCGAGCTTGAAAATGCCGCCAGTGTTCGAGGCGACGACGATGCCGCCCGGCCCATGAAACTCGTAAAACCCGTCACTGCGGGCGACCGGCACATAACTGCGCAAGACCTGCGGCGTGATCGTTGTCTTATGGTCCGAATAGACCGGGCGCGGCACCTTCGGATCATCGCTCCATTTGAGCGAACTGAGCACCTTTTCGAACTGCGCCTGACTTTGTTCCGCCGGAAGCTTGACCGGCACATTGTTCCAATAGCCGATGCCGCCATGAAACACGCCCTGCCCATCGATCGCACCGCCGACGGCCACTTGCAGGAAGGTGCCATATTGACTGGGATTGAAGGTATGGACGCCGTGCGCGCGCGCCCAATCGGCGTACAGATTACCCCCGATCTCGCGCGCGGCCTCTGCATCCTGCGGCGCGAGCCGGGCGAGCGCCGGTGCCACGTCGGTGTTGTACTTTTGCAGCGCCAGTTTGCCCGATCCATCCGGCTTCATGTCGTCGATCAGCGATCGGTCGGCCTTGCGCGCAGCCGCACCGCTGGCGGCACTCGCCCGGTTGATCATCGGCAAGCCGACAAGGCGCTGTGCCACCGCATCATCGGGTGCGATCTGGCGCATCGCCTGCAAGGCATCGCGTCCGCCAAGCGGTGCGATCGTGTCGATCACCTGCAGCCGCCCTTTGTCACCGCTGGCGAAAATGGCCTTTTGCTGGTTGACCTCGGCGGGCTGCAGCAACGGCACGGGCTGGCCCGCCGCCTTGCTGACCGTTGCCGCCCATTGCCGCCGGGCCGCCCAGGTGGCCGGGTCCGCAAAGTCGAGCGGCGGAGGTGGCGTGCCGTTGATCGCCGCCCATTGGCCGGGGTCGCGCTCGAACTGTTGCTTGCGGCCGGGCGCGATCGTCTCGAGCGCATGGAGCCGGACCTGATCGTCGGGCGATGCCTTCGGCCCCAGCGCGCGCAGCCGCGCCAGCTCGGCATCATATTGCTGCGCCGTCCATCCCTGTGTCTCACGATTGACGCCATTGTGGATGCGCAGCGCGCTCAGTTCGGTTGCGTTGCTGGTATCGCCATTGGCGCGCGCCGCCTGGGCAAGCTGATCGAGCATCGCATCGGGCACGACGATCCCGGCCGCCTGTTGCGCTTTGGCTGTCGCAATCGCCTCGTTGGTCGCGGCCTTTTGCAGCGCGATCTGGTGTTGCGCGAGCGCCTCGTTACGACGGATTTCGACCTGCGCGCCATCGCGCAGGCGCTCCATTTGCTGGGGCGAAACAAGATCATCAAAGCCGCCGCTGTCCAGCAATAGCTTGACGGCGCTTGGGTTGCGATCCTTGACGCCATTCAGGAACCCGACAGAGACCTTTTCTTCATAATCCTTGATCAGCTTTTGCCGGACATCTGCCGGTACGCCCGTCATATTCTCCAGAGACTGGCGACCGAGGCTGAATTCCTCGCCGAATGCCTTCGGGTCTTGTTGCCGATACGCACGGTTTGCTGCGATTTCGGTCGCGGATTGGGTATCGGTCGCGATCTTTCCGACCCTGGCACCGGCTTCGAACTGATATTCTGCGGTTTCGAAACGGCTGCCAAACTCGTTGATCTGGGCGGAGGCCGATCGACGCAGGCTATCTTCGGTAATGCCGTCGGTCAGCGTCGCTTTGCGATCTGCCCACCACTGCGCCATTTGCTCGGCATGACCCGCGCCACCGGGTGCGGCGTTATTGCGGGCATCGATCGACGCCTTGTCCGCATCTTCGCGCGCCTGGGCAAAGCGCACGTTGAAATCTGCGGCCTGGGCATCCGCCCGTTGCTGGCGTTCGATCTTATATGCGTCGATCGCGCCACGGTGCAGCGCACCACCAAGTTGCTCAATCCCCTGGCCAACACCTGCGCCGAAATCCTGCGGCTGTGCCAAGGGGATGCCAGCCGTATTGCCCGGCGCGACCTGCGGCTGATAGATTTGTTCCTGCGACATCAGATCGCCTTGATCCGCAAGTTCTGACAAACGTCGGCGATTAGAGTATGGAGATGCAGCAACGCGTTACACGCGAAGTTGGCGACTCGAGGATCAAGGGGTGTCGGATGCTTGGCTTGCTTGTCGTGATCGGTGCGGCCTTCAGTGTTCGTAGGCTGTGGCCGGGCGGCATTGTTTTCCTGCTTATATGGCCGTTGATCGCGGTTCCCATTCAGATGCTTATGCGCGCCAGAGCGCGCGCATCCTTTGGCGAAACCGTCGATTGGTCCATTCAATCGCTGGTGTTGAATTATGCAGCGAGCGCCGCCGCCAGCGCCGTGGTGTTCCTGATCGCCTTCGCGGTTCGCGGCTTCATACAAAATCGCAGGGACAAGCAAGCGGCCAACCGCTGATCCGCCCATCGGTTGGATCGGTCTGCCGATATACAGCGCTCGATTTTGCCGCACCGCCATCAGTAAATGCCGTCCGAACCGGACACGCCGTAAGCACCGTCCGAGCCGGTATTCCCGCCGTAAAGCGATCCGCCATAGCTGCCCGACTGCCCGGCCTTCGCGTTCGCCCAATCGTTGCTTTGTTGCACCCCATGCGCCGCCGCGCCGAACATGCCCTGCGTCAGCGCATTGGCCCCCGCCGAATAGGCTTGCGCGCCCTGGATGCGCAGCCCGCGCGCTTTGGCGGCGGCCTGCCGCCGCACGGTCAGCGCATCCAAGGCAGCGTTGATCTGGCTTTGCGTCAGCGCGTCGATCGCGGAACCGGTGCCCTGTTGAAAGCCGTTCGCGCCCTGTGCGGCCACTTGCTGGCCGATCGCCTGGCGCGCAGCATCGCGCACCCGGCCTTCGGTGACCGCGCCGTCCCGCTCGGCCTCGGTCGCCATCGTGTTTGACAGGTCGCGATTGTATTTTCCGCTTTCATAACTGGCGACACCGCCAATCATGTTGCCGACAGCCTGGACCGCTTCCACCATCAGCCGATCCTCTCGCACAGGATATGCGTTTCGGAGGCCGCGCCGAATTTGCGCAGCACATGCGTCGGCACAAGGCCAAGCGCCTCGGCCCAGCGCACTTGCGGCCCCTTCACGCACAGCACCGCCTCAAGCAACTGCGCGGGGTCTAGCCCCGGAAACGACAGCAGGATCGCCTCGGCATCGATCGCCGCGATGCAGATCGCTTCGATCCGGCGATACAGGCTGGCGGCGATGCGACGCCGGGTAAAGCGCGTGATCGCCACATAGTCGCCGCCAAGGCCGCGACTGAGGATTGCCCAGGCAACCGCCTGCACGCCGGGAAACGTCTCGCGCAGGCCAACACAGGCGATCGGGCTATCGCCGCGCCACGCCGTCCATGCCTCGCCGCCTTCGGCCAGGTCAGCCGCCGCCTCGATCGTCATCACGCTGTTGAGGCCGAGCTGCACGCGCTGCGAGGGCTGGCGCTCGATCGTCATCGCGTCCGGCGCGCGCATCGGGCGAAACGACACCGTCATCCCGTCACCTCGATCTTGGGGAGCGCCGCGACGATCACCGCTGGCAATGGCTGCGACGATGTGAAGGTCGCGCGCCCGCTGCGATCCCATCCGCCGCTGACCGGTCGCTCGGTATCGCCGGTGAACAGCGGCACGGGCGCGTCCATATAGCCCGCACTGGGGCGATCGATCAGATTGTCGAGCTTGCCGCCCTGGACGCCGATCTTGAGGCCCGCCGTTTCGATCAATCGTAAGGCCAGCCGCACGATCCGCTGGCGCACGCCCTGCGATGTGCCGGTCTGCGATTTCAGTTCGGGCGGCAGTGTGACGACGGTCGCGGTATAGGGTATGCCGACGGTGATGGTGTAGGCCCGGTCCTGCGGCAAGACGCTTTCCGGAATGTCGAAGCTGCCATCCGCCGCGACGGTTATCCCGTCGATCACGCCCCCTTCCGCCAGCACCGCGACGGCGCGGTTGGCAAGCTGGGTCGCGCCGGTGAAATGCGTTTGCCCGGCCGCCGCCGTTGCCGTCGTGCCGCTGTCGACGAAAAACGCGGCGGAAATCGGATCGCCATCGTCGCGCCAGGCCGCCATGCGCTGCACGCTCTTTACACCGTCCGCCCGGCGCACGAGCGCCCACACTTCATCGCGCTTGCCATCGGCACTGGCGATCGTCGTCGCGCTCAGCACCGCGCCATCGCCATGGATGATGCGCGAGAAGCCCTTGATTTGCTGTTCGGGCGCGTGCGGGTGGACGAGCATCTGCCCATCGCCGCGCACGCCGAACAGCAGTTCCTCGGGTTCCTTCTGATAGGCGAGCTGCAGCACGCCGCCGCGCGTGATGTGGCGGCACCACACCGTCATGTTTTCGGCGATGTAGCGATCCTGCCCGAAATCATATTGCGCCTGGCGGAGTTTCCGGCCGCCGCGCTGGACGAAGATGCCCGTGGTGCCGATCTGCAGCGGGAACACGCGGTCGCTGCCATAAAAGCTTTGCGGCACCGCCTCGATATTATCACCACCGATCGCCTGCGCGCTGTTGATCGCGCCGATCGCGATCTCGCGGCTCGCCGTGCCGACGACGATCTTGCGATCCCCCACCGCCCACAGGATGGGATCCTCGGTCGAAAGCGTCCGCCGAAAGGCCAGGTCGCCCGCCAGCAACCCGCTCGACGTCGTGGTGATGTGGTTGAGATAATCGCCCGCGACGCTCGCCAGCAATTCGAATTGCTTGAAGTGGCAAAGCCGACCGCCATTGGCCAGCACGACGCTGGGCCAGCCGGCCGCCGCACTGAAGGCCGCATGGGACCAGCGGAAGCTCGGCACGGTGGTAAGGCTGTCGGGCAAGCGCCGCACCACGTCCGCCGTTGCCGAGAAGCCATCGCCCGCGACGGCGGTGATCATCACCGTGCCATAGCGATCGTGCAGATAGGTCCACCGCACGCCGAACGGGCCCTTGCCGTTGATGTCGGTGCCGCTCTGGCTACCGTCCCACTCGGTCCCGCTGGTGTGGATCGGCTGGCTGGTCCCGGTGCGCCCGGCCGATGCCGCGACATAGACCTTGCCGTCCGAGCGACGCTTGCTGCCAACGGTAACGCCATCAATGCCTACCTCCCATGCGGGAATTGTCGAGAAATCCGCGGCCTCGATCTTGAACGGCGCGCCGACATGCCCGGCGAGAAAAATCGCGCTGGACGCGGAAAGCGTGATGCCCGCGCCGGTCGCGGCACTGGCGGTCACCGTGCGCGTTTCGTCGACATTCTGATCGGCAAACGGACCGTTCACCAGTGGCGCGACATCGTAGACGAAGGTTTCGGCACCGGTGCGCGTCAGGCGTGCGGGCGGATGGTTTTCGTGGTCGAGATACAGCCGATCGTAGCTTTGCTGGAACGACACATAGGGCGCTTCCGCCGCCGTATACGGCACGATCACTTCATAGGGCACGCCCGGCGCAGTCTCGATCCGCCCGCCATTGGTGTAGAAGCGGAGGCGATAGTCGCTCCACTCGATCACATAATCCTGCGTGAGGTTGAAGCGGAACTCGGTCACCCACTGCGCGGTCGGCGCGGCAGGCCGGATATATTCAAAGCCCGGCCGCTTCACCAGCGCGCCCTCGACCGTAGGCACGAAGTTCTCGCACGTATCCATGCCAACGGACCAGATCGCCGTGTCGACACGGCCACCCATGCGCGGCGAAAGCTCGCCGCCGTTGAAGCTGGTTGCGATCGGGCGCTGCAGCGTCATCAGGGCCAAATCCAGGGAGAATTGCCATAAAGCGGCCCGCGCGCCGCGCCGCTGGTACGCGCCAGTTCCCAGTCGGTCGGTTCCCACACGATCTGCGGGTTTTCCCGCGCATCGACACGGCGCGCATCCGACAACGCTTCGCGATACGTGCGAAATGCATCATCCTTGCGTCCCCGGTCACCGGTGATGCGATCGGCGATCGCCCAACCGAGACGGCGCGCAAAGACGACCACGAACAGATCATCCCACAGGGCCGGTTCCTCGACATCCGCCAGATAGCGGATTGGCAGCGGCCCGGTGCTGTTGCTCAGGATGCAATTGCCCTCGAGCTGGTAATCGCTGCGATTGGCGCTCGCTGCGCGGCCCAGCACCTCGACCAGGCGCACGCTATCCGCAGGCATTTTGAACGACGCGCCATACGGGAACGGCACTTCGTCGAGAGCGAGTGCGGCAAGTTGCTGCCGCCGCATCGCGAAATTCCAGGTATGGGCGCGGATTACCGCGCGCCGCTCGATATCCCACACTGCCTTTATCGAACGCGACAGATGCGTGTCGTCGTCGATCGACCGAAGCTGATCGTCCTCGCCAATACCGGAGGCCGCCAAATTGGCGATCGAGACGTAATCCGCCATCGATCAGCTCACAGCAGCGGCCATTTGGACGCGAAGATTTTCTGTTCGAGCACCTCGATCATCATCAGGGCATCGCCCTTGCTGATCTTGGTGAAATCGATGTTGAGCGACATCGTGTCGCTCTGCGCTTCCGCCGTGCCTGCCGCGACGGTGATGTCCTTCAGGGTGTTCTTGCCGCGCTGGATTGTCAGTTTGACCTGGGCCATCGATCGTTCCCTTGTCTTGGTTGACGGAAGTGTCTGCGGTTACCGGGGTGGTGGAGATCGGCCACCACCCCGGCCTCGGGCCATGACGCCACCACAGGTCAGGCCGAGATCGTGGCCGCTAGTTCGCGGTCGTATATTCGATGTCGAAACCGGCGATGACGCCCGCTCCGATACCGGCGACACCAAAGGTGGCCCAAAGGTCTTCATCGACCGTATTGGGATCCAGCACGAAGGCCGACGCCTTGGGGCCGAGCGGCGTGGGAGCATCGGTCGCAGTCAGGGTCTTCGCGGCCACATATTTTGCCGGGGTTGTCGTCGTGCCGATCGAAATCGTCGTCGTGGCAAAGGACGTATCCGTAATGCCCGAGATCGAATGGAGCGATGCCCCCTGCGGCAGCTTGCCCAGATACAGGCGGTCGCCAATCGCCAGCGCAACCGCTGGCTTGGTCGAGCGCACGCGACGCTTCTTGCCCCCAACCATACGAACATCGAGCTTCTTGGGCGGGTTCTGGCTACCGTCGGCCGCACCGACAAATTCAAGGCCATAATAATCAGCCATGTTGTGTCTCCTATGGAGAGAGCGGCGTCCGCGACCGGACGCCGCGCCCAGGGTTTTTACTGCTCGCTGTTGAGGATGATGCCGACCTTGCCCGCCTGTGTTCGCGTCGCCGCCACCGTGGTGCCAGCGAACACACTGCGCGTGTCGACCTTCGACGGCTGGTCCTTGATCGCCGTGCGCAATTTGCGCCACACGCCCTTGCGAATGCCGGAGCGCGTCCAGAACGGGTTCTTGGTATAGCCGTTGGCATCGACCGTGAGGCCGAGCTTGAAGGCGCGCAGACGTGGATTGCGCAGCTCCATGTGGACGAAATTCCACCCGAGCAACGACATGATGCGCCCCTTCACGAAGGTGCCGCCATAAGCGCCTTTGAAATCGGCCGAGGTCGCAGGAATTTCGCTCAGCAACTGCGCGTTCTGAACGGCATCGATCACCATGAAGCGGTCTTCTTCCTGATCGACGAAGCCCTGGTCCAGGAGCTGGCCTGCCGCGATCAGTTTTGCGACATTCATGCCGACTGCACCGGCCGCTGCGCCGGTGCCGACCGGAATGATCTGGCCTGCCGGAAATGGCGTCGATGTCGTGCCATCCTTGCCCGAGATGATCGGACCGTACGCGCCTTCCAGAACACGGCTGTCCTGTGCGCGATTGATCGTCGCCGTGGCAGCCATCGTATACCCGCCGTCGAGGCTGATTTTGGTTGCGAGCTGGTCGGCTCCATCGACGAACTTGTTGAAATAAAGCTCGTTCGGCTTGACGATCCAGACGCGATCATGGCCGGGATCGGTTTCCTTCAGATCGGCGAAGCGCTCGTCTGCCTCTTCCGGGTCAGTGTCGCCGATCAGATCCTTGACCGTTTCCTTCTCGGCGCTGGTACAATTCTGTTCTTCACAGGTGTCCCAAAGGACGGCCTTGTTCGATTGGAGCTTGAGTTCGAGGTTGTTCGCGAACTCATAATTTGCAGTTGTGTTGACTGAATCAGCCATGGGATGGCCCTCGCGAAAAAGGTTTGATCCGATTTCGAAGGGCTAGGGAGCACGCAGGCCCGGCCGCTCTATCGTTTAACGCCCGCGATCGGCGACGCCATCCAGCGTGGGGCCCGGGGCGACGAGGCTAGGCCAGGACTTAACCGGGGGATTGGGAGCGGCTCCCCCGAGGCCGATCGTGAAATCTCACGCCGCGACTCGCGCGTCAAGCTGGGTTTTCGATCTTTTTTTACAATTGTTGTTCCGCGCGCGCCTTGCCAGCCGCCGCTGCCGCGTTGAGCCGGTCCCACCGCGTCCGTTCGGCCGATCCGGGCACCATCACGCGTTTCTGGAATTCGGGATCGGCCTTCAACTTGTCGATCTCGGCCTGTGCTTCGGCCCCCGTTACGCCGAAGCGCCCCTTGCCGCCGGTGATGATCGTATCTTCGGCGATGCCTGCACCGAGTTTGGCAAGGATGGTCAACGCGCGATCGGCACCCAGGCCAGCGCGCAGGCCCGCCATATCCTGCTTGGAGAAGCCAAGCGCGCGCGCCGCGCTGTCAACATGGGCGAGCTGCTCGTCTTTCTTCGCCCCCTGTTGTTTCACCCATTCCAGTGCCAGATTGTCTTGCGTCGCGCTCTCGGCCGCCGCCTCATCCATCTGTAATTTGATGAAATCGCCCACCAGCCCCTCAAACACTTCCTTTGGGGCACCGCGCTTGAGCGCGCTCTCGCGCAGCGAGTTGATCAAAGGCTCGTTGAGCGGCACGCCTTCGGGTGCCTTGATCTCATAGCCGTCAACCTTGTCGGGCACGCCGATCGCGGCCCTGAAGGCGGCGATCTCCTCCGGCTTCGCATCTTCGCCCGGCACCTTGATCCGGCCGTTTTCGCGCAAGGCCCGCTCGGTATCGCGCGCGATCTTGGTCAGGCCGTCAAGATCCTTCACGCCCTTGGCCGCCAGCCAGTCACGGTTCGAGCTGGTCTCGCCATCCTTCGTCTCGGCCGATACCTTTTCGAACCAGTCGGGAACCGCAGCGCTTCCATCGGCCACGCCGCCCTCAACGGCAGGCGCTCCCGGCTGTGCGCCGCCGCTCTCGGCCGCGCCAGGCGCACCACCACCAGTCACTCCCGCGCTTCCGATCAAATCCATCGCGCCGCCGCCGGTTGCGCCGCCATCTGCCCCGCTTTCGCCATCAATTGCCATCGTCGATCTCCATGAGTTTCTGGACTGCCGCCTCGTCCAGGTTGAGGTAGGTTGTGATCCGGTCGAACACCTCGCGCCGCCCAAGCCGCCGCGCCATCACCAGCGGATCCTGCGAAAACAGCAGCCGGCGATTGTTGGGATGCGCGAAGCAAAAGTCGCGCAGGTCGGCGAGCACGCGCTCCGCCGATACGCGCAGGCGCTCCTCGTCGGTCAGGAACAGCCGACGCCACACCGTCACCGGCGTCTGCCACCCCGCGAACAGATCCTTGAAATTGCGCGCCATGCGTACCGCCTGCAAACGGCGTTGGTTTGTCGTGCTCATGCTGCGTTCGCCAAGCTGCTCGCGCGCGCGAGGTCACTCGCCGCCGATGCCGCCCCCTGCAATTGCTCGACGCCGGATGCCGCTGCCTTGCTGTCGTCACGCACCTTGCGCTTCGCCGCGACCTGATCGGGCGTTGCGATCCAACTGGGCCGCACGCCCAGCACATCGCCAAGTCCGGGTGCCGCCGCATCGACATCGATATGATCGAACACCGCGCCATCATCGACTTGCGCCAGCGGAGCCATCGCCTCGATCCAGCGGGTCAGGCCCGCCGCTTCCTCGGCACGGGCCATGCGCGACAGCGGGTTTTCATATTCGATCACCGGATAGGCCCCGGCTTCGATAACCTCATCCGGGAAAGGTTCGATCTGGCGCGCGCGCAACGCGAGGTCGAGATCGCGTTGCGTCACCGGGTTTTGCTTCTCGCTTTCGTAGCGCCCGGCATAAGGCGCGACGAGCACGCCCTGTTTTGCGACCATTTCCAGCACTTGCGTCGCGGTCATGCGATCCCCCGGATCGGTCAGGATCTTGAAGAAATCCTCCAGGAACGCGGTCTTGACCACGGCGCGCTCGCTTTGCTGCATTTCGAGGCCGATCGGCAGGTTTGATCCGGTCGGCATCGGCGCGACCATCAACTGCCCCTGTTCGTTGACCAGGCCGGGATTGGCCCCGCCCGGCCGCGTCACCAGCGACGTGATGCCGTCATCGTCGAAAAAGGCGAGCGCGGGATCGACCATCTTGTGGGCGGAACGCAGGATCGTCTGCGCCATCTGGTTGAGGCCCTTGATCGTCGGGAGCACCTTGATCGTGGGCGACCGGCCATAGATATCGCCCGGCCCGGTCACATGCCGCGAGACCGAAATCGGCATCGAATGGAAGCCCTTGCGCCGCAGGATCACCTTGTCGGCGATGGCGATGGTAATGCTGTCGATCGCCATGCTGCGCCGGTCCAGCGCGTCGGGTTGCAAATCGCCATTGGGGCAGACGATGTGCAGGATCTCGAATTCCTCATCGAGCTTGTTGCGCTGGATCGCCTCGCGCATCTTGCCGGTGAGCGCGTCGGCACCGAATTCCTGCAGGCACTGGCGCGCCGTCCGCTTGTATTTGCGGTGCACCGTATCGATGCGCCCGGCAAAGTCCTCGTCGATGTAACATTCCGACAGGTGCAGCGCCTTGTAGAACAGACCGACGCCCTTGCGTTCGCCGGTCCAGAGCGGGCCGGTGCCATAGCTGCCGAGCTGGCGAAAATCCTCCTGGGCCTGCACTTCGAACCCGGCATGGGGCGCATAGCGGATCGCATGAAGGCGATCGCCCGCGCGCTCGCACCAGCGGCGTACCGCCGGGATCTTGTCGAGATCCTTATCGCCGAAGCGCAGCCGGATATATTGGGTGTTACGCGGGATCGTGATGCCTGCCATCGCCGCGCAAAAGCGATCGAGACTTTCCACCGCCGTCACATCGAAATTGGCCGCGCCGTGGATGGTGCCGGGCGTATTCTTGCTCCAGCCCCCGGCACCCAGCGGATTGACGCGCTCGTCGATTTCCCGCCACAGGCTTTCCATCGGCGCGCGCAACGCCGCCAGGCGGTCATGATTGCGCAGATGTGCCTTGACCAGATCGTCATCCTGCAGCGTATCGTCGGCCATCGGAATTTCCCTGTTGGAAGAAACGGGCGCGACCACCGCGCGCCCGCATCTGTCGGTTAGAAGTAGATGTCGTCTGCGATGTTGACGGTGCTGCCGGTCGCGACGTTGATGACATCGCTGCGCTTGCAATAGGCGACCTGTTTGCCGTCGATCAGCAGGGCATACCCATCGATCGCATAGCCGCCCTGGCCATTGGCCGGGCCGTGGACCGTCACCGCATCGCGCAGCATCTTGCCGAGCGTGTGATCCCGCCACACATCGCCGGTGACGACGATCGGCGCGATCCCGGTAATTTCCCGCGTGCCGTCGCTCAGTACGATTTCGACCTTTTTGCCGCCCTGATCGGCCTTCGTCAGCGCTTCGGTCAGCGCGTCGCCGGTGAGACCATCGCCGACCGGTCCGATCTTGCGTGACTTGGAGGAATTCTCGCCACGCTTGATGCTGGTTTTAGAGGCCGATGCCGCCGCTTGCAGCGCCGCAATCGTGGCATTGGCCGCGTCGAGATCCTTCTGCAGTTTCGCCGCTTGTTCTTCGAGGTCGATCTTTTCCTGTTCGTCGAGCCCAAGTTCCTCGTTGAGCGTTTTATTCTGGGCAGTCAGCTCGTCGATGCGGATCTGCAACGCGGTTGCCCCTGTAGGATCGAGCCCGGCATTGAATTGCTCCATCAATTCCTGCTCGCGCGTTTTGGTCGTAGCGTCGTCCATGATCGTTCCTTTCAGCTTCCCAGGGTGAGCTTGCCGCCGGTGAGCGGGGCCTGGACCCCCGCCGCGCCGTTCACGAGGTCCGCCGCGCCACCTTTGCGACGCCGGAGTTCGTCCGTGGCCGACACCGCCGCCGCCGCATCGTCGCGCGTTGCCGTGGGCAGTGCGGTCGGGGCCTGTCCGGGTGTCGAGATGATGCCCAGCGCCTTCAGCGGGGCCGCGATAATCTTGCCGAGAAGTGCCATCATATCCCTCCAAGTTCGTTGTAATCGCCGTCCACCCGCACGGTGCGCCGCTCCCGCGACTTGCCTCGAATGTCGGAGATGACGTGCTCGCCCTCGAGCGCGGCATATTGCTCGGCATCCTCGATATGGGTGTGGATCGTGTCGGCGATCTCGAGATGACCCCGCGTCTCGCCGTCGGTCATGTCGGCTTTGCGATAGTGATACCCGCCGAGATGCCCCCGGATCAGATGCTTGCACGACGGGTCGATCAGATATCCGCCGCGTTCGCTCATCGCCTTGCGCTGCGCCTCGAGCCGAAGCTGCTCGCGGTTCGTTTTCGCCTTGTAGACCTTGAAGCCCAATGCCTTTTGAAAAGGCGGAACCCAGTCCAATTCGCGCGCCTCTGCATCGCGATCAGCCGCGGCGAATGCGGCAGGATCGGCGACCACGCGGATCTGGTCGGCGGTGATATCGGGGCAACGCTCGATGATCTTGGCGCGGAGCATCTTGCCGAACGCCGTCGGGCCGACCTTTGCCAGCGACTTGCCGCCATCCTGAAACGCGACCACCTCGCCCAGCGTTCGTAGCTCGCCCATCACCGTGCGCTGGGTCAGCACGGCTGCTGCGAACAATCCCTGGTCGACGCCGACGATGAGCTTGCGTCGGCGATCCCATTCGATCGTCTCTTTGGCGACATGCTCGCTATAGCTGAATTGTGGATGCACCGGCAGGCCGTGCCGCACCGGCACGAACTTGTTGTGGATCATCCGGTCGACATAATCAGGCCGGTGTTTATTGGTCGCTTGCTGCAGCAGGTAATATCCACGGCCGCCGCGCAGATTGTGCAGGTTCTCCGCGCCGGGTTCGAGCCCGCCCGGCTGGATGAAGCATTCGATCAGGGGTCGCCCCTCGAGCGCAACCAGCAATTCGGGGCTGGCGAGATCATGCAATCCGCCGAGTTCCTTCTCGATCGCCAGCTTGTAGAGATAATTATCGGTGAATGGCGCGTTGCTGGAGATCAGTATCTGCGGATCGACCACTAGCTTGGGATCAAGGCTCGAAAAACGCCCGACGCGACCCGACAGGTAACTGATCAATTCCTCCGGCTGCAAATCACCTTCGTCGACACCTGCGCAGTTCAACTCCCAGCCGCGCGTGGCCGCTTCTACACCCTGATCGCCGATCGCGCGAAATTCGACTTCCATGTCGAGCACGTCGGTCGGCTGGCGAGACGCATCGCGCCGCAGCACGCGCTGGAATTTGTGGCTGTACGGTGCCTTGGCGCTGAAATGCCCATACTCCCTTGGCGTGATATTGAACCATGACGGTAGCGTGTTCGCATCGAGACTTGGGTAACTCTCACGGATGACGCCAAATTTCGCGCGTCGGCGCTTGATGCCGCGTTCATCGATCCGCGCGCCCTGCATCGCGCCATTGCGGACGCCCTTTTGCAGCATCGCCATCGTCTTGCCTGAACCAACCGGGCCGATGATCACGACGATGAACGCGCGGCTGCGCATGAACGCCTCCGCCACCGGCCCCGGCGATGTGAGTGCGATGGGTTTGGCTGCAACCGTCATGCCGCGACCGCCCGCATATCGTTCGCAAGCGCGATCAGCTCGGCTGCACGCTGATCGAGTGCGTTTGCCACGGCCGCGATTTCTCCCGCGCTCAAGCCACGATCGGCGGCAAGCTTGTGGTTGACGGCGCGACGGCCAATGCCGAGAATGTCGGCAAGGCACGCTGCACCACCAAGCGCCGTCCGCGCCCGATCCAGCAACACCAGACGACGAACTGCCCGCGCCATCGGCGAAAGGGTGTTCCCATTTGTGAGAACGGGCGCGTCAGCCATTGCCGATTTCCTCATCTTGGATTTCGCGGAAATCGCCCTCGAGCATTTCCTCTATCTCGCCATCGGTATGGGTGACGCCCTGGATGATCAGGTCAGCAACACCCGAAAAGGTCATGTCGACCGCGACCGGCTGCTTGCTCTCAAGGTATGGCAACAACCCTTCGGCGCACCGGATCCGGAGTGATTGCGCCTCTGCGTAAGTCATGCGCTCGGTGACGATATTTTCTGTGCCGTCCTTGCGAAAACTATGCACTTTCGGTTGTTGCGACGCTTCGATCAGGATCTCCGGCGGCGTCGACTGAATTTGCATCATCGTGATCGCAGGATGCTGTCCAAACCCAAGCAGATAGCGTTTGAAGTCATCGGTTCGCTTGTTGCGAGCCCCCGGTGGACGCCCTCGCCGCTTCGCTTCGCGGGCATGGCGCAACAGCGATAGCCTACCAGCACCCGGCCCGAGCGTTTCCCGCGCCTCAAGCATTTCCTCCGGCGTCACCGGATCAAGCATATCAAGTTGCTGCGGCGTTTCGGCGCGCGCCTCATCGAGCACCGCCTTGGCCTGGTCGATTGCTTCGCGCACGATCGCAGCGTCGCCGGTGTCAGGCGTTGACATGGCCGCGCCCTCCCCATAGCTTCATTACTTCGCCCAATGGCGACCAAGCACCCGGACCACCACTATCCCCGACCCGCGTTTCACCCCTCGAATTGAGCGCCGATCGCGCATCCTGGCGTCGCACTGACGAGGGCAAGCTATCCCCCGACCCCGTTTTGCCGCTCAACCTTGTCCCTCCGCGCCCTTTCGACCGGTCGGCATCAATCCAGTAAGTACGAAGGTCGATCAAAATCCGGAATATCGCGTGCGCCAACATGCGAGGATCAGGGCGCGCGGGCGTTGGGGGCCCCACCCCCTCGGGCTGGGCACTCAGGCCCCCCCGTCCGATCGGCCCGCCTGCGCCACCCAGCGCGCCGCATGGGCTCAACCTAGAAAGCTTATGACCATCCCCGGAAAGCTCTGATTTTACAGCATGTTGCGCGCCGCATTCCGACACCGGCATTCCGACATGCCCGATCCGCCCCCCGCAAACCCGCAGAAATCCGCCGTTTCCGCCCGCGCGACCCAGCCGCGCCAGGCCACCCCGATCGCAGGCCAGCCGGGCCAGATCCACCGCGCACCAAGCCCAAAAGTTTTGCGGCGCAGCCCCTCCGTAACACTGTGGATCGGGCGTTTCGGCGACGATGCGACCGGGCAGCGCATATCCACCCCATATTATATTCGCGCCAGAACCGCAGAACCGGTCGAGAACCGCGCGCCGCCCGGCAAATGGCGTATTTCTCCCGTTTTCTTGATTGGGTTCTGAAGTTCTGTAGTTCTCGGTATCTTCCCTACACGCACGCATACGCACGCACACGCGCACATCACGCGTAGCGGTTTGGAACAGAACCGCAGAACCGTTGAATACCAATGTGTTGCTGGTTCTGTGCGTTCGTCGCTCCAGAACTCTAGAACCGCGCCCCCCGGCCCGTAGGCACCGCGAGGCTGGCTGCGCCACACTCTTATCTGCCCCAACTGGGCCGGGGGCAAGGGACAAAGTAAAAAACAAGTCGAACGGGCGCGATCGATAGATAGCGTCGCCCTCGCGATAGTAGTGGAGGCGGAGCGCGGGCGCACCGCTCCGCTGCGCTACGCTGCCCGCGCGCGTTGGGTTTGGTGCGCCCATCATGCCAGCGGCCCGCCTGGGCAGGCAACGAAAGCGGGCACCTCGTCGGGGTCGATCACCAGCTCGATCGGCACGAGCACGGCGGTCAGCGATGCGCGGGCGAACTTGGTCTTGATGCCACGCGTTGCGCCAGGCGCACGGGCGAGCGTGGTTGCCCAGCCGCCGCCCGCCCATTTGGTCGGGCCATAGATCGTGGCAAGCTCGCGGTGCGACAGCGCGACCGCAAGATAGGTCGGCTGGCCCGGCATCGCGTCGATTGCGCCCCACCGTTCCCGCCCATCCGGGCCGGGGCCGAGCGGCTTGCGATTGACGATCTTGAGCCCAAGCTCCTGGATCTTGTCGCGCGCGCCCTGGTCGCCTTCTCCGGCGCGTACCGCACGGCCGATCCACGTGCCCAGCCCCTCGCGCAGATCGCCACCGCGAAATTGATGCGGCGTGGTGCGCAGGTGGTTGAGGCAGGCATCATGGTCCTGCACTGCGTCGTTGATCTCAGCGAGGCTTTCGGGTGCGCACAGCCGCGCCCAATGGTCGAGCAAGTCGGCATCGGGCACATGATCGTACAGCGCCAGATCGGCGCAGGCGAGCAAGGTGCCGAAGGTATCCGCACCACGCGCGTCATGGCCGCCGCTCGTCAAAGCGTCGTGATAGAGGTCATAGGTCTCTTTGTAGCGCCACCATCCATCGAACATGCGGCGCATCAACGCCGCGCCGATCGCGGGCAATTTCGCGCTCTCCAGATCCAGCTTGCGCGCGTCGCGCGGCAACGGCTCGAGCTCGAGCACGGCAAAGCGGCTACGGTCCTGCGGCTCCATTTGCGGCATCAGGATCGCCGAGAATTGGAAGCAGGAATTGAGCGTGAAATCGGCCGCTTGATGGTCCGAGGATCCCTTGTGCATGTCGCTGCCCGACGAGGCGACGCGCGCCAGCTCGAGCACTGCCGACAGCTTGTGCGCGTTGAACGCGTTGGGTTCGAACTCGTCGAAAATGACTGCGATCGTCTGGTTGCGCAGCTTCTGCCGCACCGCCGCCTCGGTCGCGCCGCCCGTGCGCAGCACCGCGCTGCCCAGCAGCCGGTCGATCAGGCCATCCTTGCCGTTAAAGCTCGATTTGCCCGTGCCGCGCCCGCCGGTCACGAAGAGATGCGAGCGCCAGGGGAGCGCGCCGGAAATCGAGGTCTGCGCAATCCACCCCAAGGCCAGCATCTGGTCGACGAGCCGACGCCGCCACGGCCATGTGCCGATCAGCGCCAGCAATTGCTCGACCGGCTGTTCGTCGACCGGCTCGTGATGCGGGCGCGGCGTGGCTTCGCCGGCCGGATAGACATAGCCGTCGATAAGGCCGGTCGGGAACCATTCGGCGTCAGCGGCGCTGCCGTTGATACGCCGCCGCCCGACCATCACCTTGTCGCCGAAATGGACGATCAGCGCGCCGCCGCGCCCCTTATGCGCGCCGCGCCCGCGCACCCGGCCCTGCGGATCAAAAATCCCCGCCAGGCCACATGCGCCAATAAGGGCTTCGCTTGCTTCGTCTTGCTTGAACCCGACGATTTCGCTGGGCTTGATGATTTCGCCCGTCTTGGCGCTGACCTTCGGCTCCGACCAACGCGGCCAATATTTCGACAGTAAATGCGTCTGCGGCGCAAACAATGCGTTGAAGTTATTCTTGCCATGGTCGCGCGGGCCGAGCGCCACGAGCTGACCAAGCACGTTGAGATAGAAACAGGTCTGGCCATCGGTGCCAATACCGAGCGGCTTGACCGGACATCCCGGCGGAATGCGCGGGCGATCGAGCCCGTCATCCTCATCATACCCGCCAAAGGGCGCGGCATCGCCCGCCTGGGCGAGCGCGGGCGCATCGACTGGCGCATCGAGCGCCGCTGCGATCGACACGACATTATCGGGCAATGTGGCCGGGTCGGGGCGCGCGCG